GTTGTTTAAATTCTTGACTATACCATTGTTCAAATTCTTGTTGCCAATCACCAAAAGTAATATCTCGGTCTTGTAACCAACCTTTTTTTATATACTCCTTCTCCATTTCTTTGGCTTGTTCAATTAATTCAGGAGTGTATAAACTTATTCCTTGTTTATATAACTCATCTATCAACCATTCTACTGCTGTTTTCATTGTTCTTGTTGTTTAGTTATCATTTCTATTTAAGATATGTGGTAAAAATTGGGACTTATCCTTTAAAGGTTTCATCATTATCTACCCACTCATCCACTATCTCAAGGTTACCACTAAAAGAATATCCAGTAGCTTTTAAAAGCCCTTCAATCATTTGCAAGGCTTCATCTAGAGTTACATCGTTATGAGGTACTTCGTGAATAATCTTATGTTCGTATTGTTCGATTGTTATTTTCATTTGTCTTTGGTTTTAAATTCGTCTTTTAGTCGTTCCAAGTAAAGTACAAAGTCCATTGCTTCCTCTTGTGCGTGTGTAAGCCATTCTAACGTGCTTAAATCGGTTCTTTCTAGCGTAGTCTTGTACTTGTTTATTCCTACTTGCGAACGTTCATTAAAACGTGCCAAAACACGTAATACTATTTTATCTTCTATTTTTTGTTGCATTGTCTTTTATTTTTTTTAGTTCAATATCATAATCTTCTGATGTCATTATAAATTTATAACTAACAAAATCCCCTAACCAATGTGCATCATATTCGTTTTTACCTCGTTTACCTAGCATTATTTCACCATTTATTTCTACTATGTTTCTGCTGTCCCCTTCTGAAAATTTATTTAAATATTCATAACCATCCCACTCAAGCATTTTAATTGATTCTAAAGTATTTAAAACATTTATATAAGTTGGTGAAACGTAGTAATATGCTGCTCTTACATTGTAGTCATTTTCATTTATAGAAAATTGAATGTCTATATCTTTTAAAAGTAAATCACTTCTTTGTTGCTCCATTCTAAAAGTTATGTATTTATCTGTGTCCGTTTTTTCATCTTTACACATATTCCAATTCATAACATCAGCTTCTAAATCACGAATATTAAATGTCGCACTTGCGTATAGTTGTTCAATTAATTTATTTGGTTGGCGATATTTAAAATACTTATCTTTTAAATTAGATAATCTATCTTTTTTTATTACGTCTTCTTTTAGTATATATCTCATAAGAAATTTATTAAGGTGTTGTAATACTCTCTGCAAAGCTCTACTTGCTCTTTTATTCTTTCAATAACTGCTTCGTCTTTCTGTACGTAGAAGACCTTGACACGTCTGTTCTTTGGAATGTGGCTAAAGATGTGTTTCTTCTGAATCTCGTCACGCAGGTCTAAACTTTCTTCCATTAGGTTTAACTTCCAGTGAGTTCTTCTTATCTCATCTTCTACCATTAGTTCAGGTGTGTCAACTAAACAGTAACATAACATTGACTGTTGTTTACCTGTTAGCCACATATATCCTTGCAGTTGGTAGTAGTAATCCTTTGTAGGAATCTCGGTTTCAAAAAACGGAAAGGTAGAACCATCCCAAGAGGATTTTACGTCTAATAAAACTTCTTCCGTGTTTACGTCAGGTGTTCCTGTAATCCAATCATTCTCATAAAACTCTTCGTTCTTGTAGATAAATCCAACGTCAAGCACTTCGTTAACTAGGTTGATTGATTCGTTCTCTACTTCGTTTCCTTTGTCTGTGTAACGTGAGCTAAACTCTTTTCTTATTCCGTATTTATCTTGCAACACCATCTCGTGAATGTAAGTTTTTGCAGTCTGTGAAAGCACCTCCGATTTATTACGAGGTGCTGACATAATTTTTCCTATAGCAGAGCATCTAACTTTCATAACGCGTTCAATATATCGATTTGACCATCTGTTAACGTGAACTTGCTTTCTAAAGACTCACGTGTTATCTTTCCTTCCGTTACTGCTTTGACTGCATCTTGGAAACGCTTAGCATCTAGCGTTTGTTTCTTTGGTTCGTCTTTTACTTGCTCTCCTCCTGCATCAGTATCTTTGTCAGTTACTAATCCTAACATTGCACTAATCGCATATCTACGAATGTAAGTGATTGCAGATCCAAGAACTTGGAAGTCGTTCATTCCTTTGAGTTGTACGTTCTGAGGGATGTTTGTAGAGCTTTGTATCTGCTCTCCTGATTCTACGTGGAATAGAATCGTTAAGACATCCCCTTCATTAATTAACTGAGTGAATCCTAATCCGTGTTTTTTTAGCAATGGATTGATTACACTAAAAATCTTCGGTAAATCCGAATAAGAATATCCATAGCCTTGCGTTGCTTTATGGATTACTGGTACTTCTTGTTGGAACTCAGCCAACGACTTAAATAAATGTTTCATAATAAATTGGTTTTTGTTTAGACAAATATATAAATAATATTCTAATTGTGTACTTTTTTGTTAAATTATTTTAAAAATTTAGTTTCCAAATGAAGTTAAATGTTTTTAAGTCGCTTAATTTTAGTTTTGTCATTAGGTCTTTTCGTTCTTTTCTGCGATATAATTTCTTATAACAATCATTAAAAGATTCTACATATTTTAACTCAACATTTTCTCTGCAGTAATTTAATAGTTCTTCTTTCCGTACAATCCAAAAACAAGTTTCAAATTGGAAAGCAATCCATTCAGCTTTTGATTGATCACTGCAACTTCCGCCTTTTCCATTAACATTTTTAAATTCAACTACAACAAATCCTTCTTTATGTGATTGTTTCAATCCTTTAACATCAACTCCTTTATCATATATCCAGTAATCAACGTGATTAAATATATCATCTTGTTCGCTACTCTTTTTGCATTGTATGTTATTCAAGTTACAGGCTATAAGAAATTTACTTTCTCCTTCGATTCCAACTAAAATGCTTTTTTGAATATGCGATTCACTTGATAGTTCTTTGGCTTTATTTGATATCATTGTAACTGTCTTACTTTATTTTTATATACTTTGATTAATTCTTTTAGTTCATCAACACTCCATTTTTTCTCTATGTGAGCTTTGCCTTGTAATTCAATCAATTTTTCTGCTCCAATTCGTTTTTCTATTCCTATCTGATAGTTTAGTAAGTTGCCTGATAGGTATGTGTTACAGGCTTCGCATTGCAGATGCACATTATCTTCATCGAATCGGACGTTTGAATGTCCTCCCTGTGAGTAATAGTGTCCTGCGTTCTTTTTCTTTGGAGGTAGTCCGCATGATATGCACCATAAACCATTATCACGAAGTCTGATAAATTGATTGAATATTGTTTGTGCTTCCTTTAACCAATCCTGTGTAGTTTTTAGGTCTGTTTTCATTCGTGTTTTAGTCTCATTCCAAGTCTTTTCTTTTACCTCAGCTACAAAAGCTCTAATGCAATCGTCTGATAAGCAGTATTTGTGATTGAATCTGATAGGTTCAAACTTTTGTTTGCAGTTTTTACATCTCGGCATCAGTCTACAATTATTGATTCTACAAATTGACGGAATCTAATCTGCAAGTCAACCTGTTGTTCGTATATTTGGTCTCGGTTCTCTCCGTAAATACTTAAAACTTGGTTATCTACTCGTCTGATTTCTTGCATTAGCATATTTGCTTTACGCTTTAAGTCTTGTTTAAATACTGATTGGTCGTTTAGGTCTTCAATCCAATCTGCTAATACTGGTAATACTGCACATAGTGCAACTAATTTGTGGCTTTTTGTCATCATCTTAAATTTTATGTAATTGTTTTTTTGCGTTTAAATATGCTTCCCTTGCTAAATTTTGGTTATCAAAATAGCCTAAATGTTTCATTTTTCTATCAACTACTATGTAAGCCATATATTTTTTTATTTTTTTATGAAATGAATATCCTAAGGCATTTTTTACATTCCACATATTTTGCTGATGTGTAACTGAACGTAAGTTTAAAATTCTATTATCCGTTTTATCACCATTAATATGGTCTATTTCTTCTGCAATTTCATTGTATAAATAAAACCAAGCAAATTGATGTCCTAAAATAGAATGTACTTTACCTTCATTTTTTACTTGAAAATTAATATATCCTCTTGAATGTTTAGATTTTATATAATTTCCTCTTAATCCCATAATCAATCCTGTTTCTGAGTCATACTTGTAGCCTTTGTTTAGTGCTAGTGTACATTTTTCAATCTGTTTTTCCTTCATAATTCTAAATTTTGGTGTTTAAGTTCGTGTTCTAATTCTTCAATTCTTTTCTTTAGTTCTCCGTTTATATGCAGACATCTGTTTATTTCTCGTCCGTGTAAGCGTAGTTCTGTTTCCAACTCAACTATTGCTAACTGCACCTGCTTTAAGTCGTTCTCAGTGTCTCTAGCTCCGTTTATGTAAGCTTCTGCTGATGGTCGTTTCTCTTGCAGTTCTTCTCTCGTTAGCTTTACTTTCCAAATGTTCTTTTGTATAAGTCCTTTGATGTAAAGTAGTTTTAATCCTATGTCCATCCTTTGTTGTTTAACGCGTTTAACTTTTGTTCTGTCATTGTTATCTTTGCCTGAAACGGCTCTTTTATTCTGAAAGGCTTCAATGGGTCTGTGCCGTGTATTTCAAATCCTATTCCCTTATTGAAGTCGCATATTACAGGTGCATCCATTCCCGTATGCTTACCTCCTGTTTCCATATCCTTTACTTTTTCTACCTGTACCCAAGTTTTGTACTTTAAGGTTTCGTGTTTGATTAGTCTGTGTATAACAATCATATCATCACATCTGTTTAAGAATGCTTTACCTCCTTCTATGTGGTCTTTTAATGGTGCTTTTAGATGTCCTTTTAGTTCTCCGTCAGCATACAAGTTCCCTGTTCTACCTGATTCTGTATTGGGGTGCGTGTTTATGTAGATTGTCATTCCGTGCTGATTAACAAATTGTCTAGCCTGATTCATAAATTCGTAGTTTCCTGCAAATGTCATTTCTCTGTCAAGTCCTGTAAATGGGTCAATCAATCCTACATCTGCTCCGCTTTCTAAAAATAGCTTTAAGATATCTGCAGGTTTGTAAAGTTTGGAATTATCAATGAACACAAATGACTGCTCTAAAAAAGCTAAATCTCCACTTATCTGAGAATGGCTAAGTTCTTTGAATGGCTTTCCTCTGTACATCTGTATCATATCACGCAGGATTTGTCCTTTTTGATTCTCGCCACTCCATATGCAGAAGGTTAAATTGTGCTTTAAGGCTAATGTAAGAAAGTACCAATTAATCCAATACGTTTTACCTACGTTGTCGTGTCCTAAAATGATGTTTAGTTGTTTGGGTTTAAATCTTAAATGTTCATCTAGGAAGCAGTCTAATCCTAATCCTTGTTTTATCTTTCCGTCTTTTACGTCCAATAAATATTGTAGCGAATCTCCTTGTTTCAGTATCATAGTTATTTATTTAAGATTGCTAATATACTATCACTTTCCGTTTTTATTGTCCTGTCAGCATATTTATCTAACGTCTCAGCTCTACTAAAGAACTCAGGTGTGCAATACTGGTAGTTGTTTTCTTTGTGATATGGATTCTCTTTGCAGTTTTTAATTGCGTTAATTATATCTTCTTTTTTATATCCGTCTTTTAGTCGTGCTTTGTATGAACGTTGTATCTTATCAGAGACTACTTTAAAGTTTCTACCAAAAGATTTATTCACAAACTCAAGCAACGCTTGATAGTCTATATTATATATTACACTTACACTATCACTTACACTATCACTATCGGCATTTTTGGTATCACTAGGTACATTTGGTATGCGGTCGCATTCTTTCGTATCCCATCGTTTCTTTGCGTTTGCACTATTACGTTCTCGTATATTTTCGTATTTAAGCAAATCACGTTTAAGACTTTGTCTAATTGGTTCAAATGCAATTTCTACAAGTGGGTTGTCTGTTACTGGATGTTGATCATTAACATAACGCAAGATGTGTTTAAGTAAAGCTCCTGCATCTACATCTTTTAATTTCTCTACAGTGTGAATAATATCACAGTAAAGCAGGAATGAATTTTTTTCTGTTGCCATTAGCAAATTATAAGTAATAAAAAAAGCCATCTTAAATCCCAAGCATCCGACCTCTTGTTCATTAAAATGGCTAATAATATCCTTGCGTTTATATTGTCGGATGAACGCATACAAAGATAACGAAACTTATTCTAATAAAGTTGCATTAGCATCAAAAGTTTTATATCTACCTTCTTTAATCCATCGTTTAACTCTTTGGAGCTTGTACAAATTAGTAGAATCCATAACGTCTGAAATTAAATCTCTTGGTTCAACATAATACTCCGTGTTTTTCAAGAATACCTGATACTCACGAATAATAGTTGTGTACTCGTGTTTGTTGTACTTGTTCATATTTTTGTGCGTTTCGATGTTATGTAAAACCGAAGCGTGATGCTGATTAAAGTACGAACCTATTTCGCCTAAAGTTAACTGCTCTTTTCGTAATCTGTGCATTAGATAGCATTTCTTGTAGATTATTTCTCTGTGTCTATTGCGTTTGTTTAATCCATCTCGTTCTATCAGGTACGTTACCTTGTCCATTAAATTATCTTTCATAACTTTAAAATTTAAATTCTTCTATGTAAAAACTACCCATATTAAAACGTCCTGTTTCGATTAGATCCATCTTCTTCCAATAGCACAAACTCTTAGAAGTAAAAATCCACTCCTGTACAGTTGCAAGTCCTATTTTGTATGTTAGTTTATATTTCATAACGTAAATAATTTAATGATTCCTAATACTAATATTAATACTCCTGCGATTACTAAACTTACTGCAATTCCTAGCATTGAGGATTCGTAGTTTTCTTTTCTTTTGTAGCTCAAAATCCGTAAAAGTTTTGTAATGTTTCTTCATCTGCCAACTCTAAATAAAGTTCCTCTCTAAAGTTTTCTTCTATGTTTCCGATTCGTGTTTTAGTAGGTTTGACTTGACTGTTTCTTACAATCATTTTTAACGTGTTGCGTAAATGCGTTTCAGACATTTGATCAACATCAATTAAATTTCCATTTTTCATTTTCCAGTAATACTTCATAACTCTTGATTAAATTTAATTTCACATATTTTCCTGTAAAGTTCCTCATTGAAACTTCCTCTTATTGTTTCGTGCGATGACTTCGTTTTCCAGAACTTAATCATCCTTTGTAGTTTAAATACCATAATAGCTCCAATCTTTTTCGTCAGTATCTAAATCACGCATTTTTTCAAGTGATTCGTTGTATAGCCAAAGCGTTTGGTTTCTAAACTCTTTTACTTTGTCTTGTAGCCATTGCTTATAATCGTCCGTGATTTCAATGTTTCCTTTTTCGTTGTTCAGGTAGTGAAAAAACGTACCCGAAATGGGAACAATAGTAAAGTCTGTATAGTGTCCCGTACAATCATCCGACCAATCAAAGTCGCAAATAACTTCATAGCAGTATTCTTCATACACATATTCCAAGTGCATATTAAAAGCTGAAAGCGTGTAATCTGTTATTTCAAATTTGTTCATCTTATTTGTTTTTAGTAATTAGTTCTCCGTATTTCTCTAGTACTGGACTTTGAACGTGCGTAGGTAAGTCCTCAATGATTTTGTCTTCTTTAATGTAGTTTGGTGTAGTAGATAAAAAGAACGTCATTACCGCCCAAAATGCTACAAACGGTAAAACCACGTTTAAAATGTCTTTTTGATTTTCGTTTAAAGTTTTCATAGTCCTAAAGTTTTTACTAGTTTATTAATAATTGCCCAACGTGCAACAACTGCATCTGTAATAGGATCATTTATTCCTAATTTTAAAATATACTCCATCAAGTCATTGTAAAGGTCTTGCTCTTGGGCTTTAATAATTTTAATCATTTCTTGTTTTTTCATAGCTAATAAGTTTGTTATTTGAATTACTTATATGCAAATATAAAGATAAGGTTTCATTTATCAACAATTTTTTTTAATTATTTTACATTTATTTTTAAAAGCATTGATTTTACTAGGGAAAAACGTACCCCATCGGGTACATATAAGTTGAACTTTTGCTTTATTACACCCCATCGGGTACATAAACTATACGTGAAAACTACTTAATGTAGGAGAAATTCACGTAATTATACCCAATTGGATATAAAATGTCAAGTTATTCGTCACAAAAACTTGATAAATTTGGGACAAGAATGTCGCAAATATCTGCTAAATATGCGACACGTTTATTTACTAAAAGTGTTACAGGTGCTATTGATTATATGGATAATTTAGCGAAAGGGGGTACGCATTAAAAAAGGGATGCCTTTCGACACCCCTAATTTAAAACCAAATAACTATGAGCTGCAAATATACTAAAAGATATGAGTTAACCTAGCAACTTGTCCTGAATCTTTATGATGAATAAAACCTTCTACTGCTTTAGGTGAATGTTGATAGCCGTTTCTGTGATGCCAAGAGTCAGTTCCTGATGGTGATCGTAAACTTTCAATACATACAGACATTATATCTTTACTCGTCTTGTGATGAACGTGATGAGTATAAACGTACCGATGTTTACTTAAGCTCCATTCGTGTGGAAACTCAGTTGCCATCAATAAAGGTAAGTGATCGTGTTTCGCTCCGTCTCCGTGTGTTGTTCCAATCAAATTTTTCCCATATAGAAATCCCTTCCTATGAGCAATAGAACAATCGAAAGTAATATTATCACAGTTTCTAAACCACGTCTGAATAACATCCGCAAGGAAGAATCCGTGTGTGTAATCGTGATTAGATGGATTAAAGGTAAAATGCACATCAGCGACAGATAGCAGAGTTTCCAAGATATCAACATATAATTGTTTTGCGATTAGAAAATTAGAGTACCACATTCCATCCGTGTCTTGTGGAGTTCCTGCAGTAGTTTGTCTTTTAGGAGTATCAATGTGTAAGATATCATTACCACCAATAAACAAGATCTTGTCAATATTGAATCCAGAACTCTTGTCTAAGATTCCTTGAACTCCTTCTTTGACACGTTTAACTGCGATCTGATTATTGTAGTCTTCTCCTGTTTCAAAAGCTTCACATAACTTTCCAATGTGGATGTCAGCAGGATCAACAACTAATAAGTGTCCGTCTGTTGATGGATTACGAAAGATTGTAGGATATTCTGGTTTGAAATCTTTGATGTCTTGCAAGATTAACTCCTGCAGCTCTTTGTAATTTACCTCCTCAGCTTCCTTAAAGTTCGGATTTTTGAAGAACAATGATGCGTGTTTATTCTTAATCCATCCGTGTTTTACATCTTTATCGTCTAATCCAAGTCCGTTAGATTCTAATTTAATTGCCCTGTAAGAGTTTAATATTTCTATTTCGTCTTCT